AAAAACGCACTATGACAACTGGCTCGCGCACCACCGATTTACGCTATACGGACTCCCGAGGGATCCCAAAGGCGTTAGGTGGCTATGCATACAAATCCTGGAGCGGAGGTAATTCTCCGTCACAATCGGGCAAGCTCAAAAAGCTTGCTGCAGAGACATATCCAGGCAGTTGGCATTTCTTTCGTGCATCGAGGCAATCATATCTGCTCGAGCTTTCCCCCATAAAACCTGGCCTAAGGACTACGTCCCATGGAAAGGTCACGAGTAAGTCAATTAACAAGGTCAACTATGACCGAAGTAATATTGCTGAAATCGTGCGCAGACACCGTGAGGTGTACCAGCTATGGAGGGCAAGGATGGATGCATACCTTGCCTATAGGAAGCAAGCAAATGAAGCCAGAAAACAAGAAAGTACCCGCAAAAGAGAGTCGTTTAACGCATACGATTGTTATATCATGCGTTCTCTCGATGTGCCTTGTTCTGCTCGAAACAACTCCTTGGGCCCTAACGAGCCCTGGCTTCACGGAGTTGCTGCGGTTAAGTTGTTCGGAAGCAATTACGGAAGTAATCCGTGGACTGCTAATGACGATAACGCATTAATTGAGAAGATCAGGAGTGAACTCAACGGCGTAAAAGGTTTTCACGCCGGTGTAGCACTTGCCGAGTTCGAAAAGACAGTCGCCATGTTTGGTAGTACGGCTACAGTCTTACGACGCTTCGGACAGCGCACAGCAGCAAAGGATGCACCAGGTGCACTTCGTGTTCTCTATAATGGAGAGCACTCTGCACACGTCAACTGGGGCTTCCTCCCGCGGGCAGCACAGCTATACTTGGGATACCAATTTGGGCTGAAGCCACTAATGGAGGATGTTATCTCCGGTGCGCAGATGCTTGGTTGGCAACAAGGTCAGGTGAAAGTGAACCGTATTCGGGTTCGACGGAAGGTTTCAAGAGAGAAGATATTCGATGCGACTTCGGTCAAGTACCCAATTCAGTACGAGACCCGCAAGCAAATCGTCTGTTATCTCAAAGAGAAGCCTAATGCCCTAGATTATTCGGGGCTTACCGACTTGGCCAGTGTTGTGTGGGAGAGGTTGATGTGGAGTTTCGTCGTCGATTGGTGGTTCCCGGTTGGGAGCGCGCTGTCTGCAATGCAGATGGCCCGCAAGCTCACGGGGACGTTTATCACCACTACGACTCAACGTCGATTTCGCGGTTCCTACAGTTCCGGCGTTTATTCCGTTCTTGGCGACTCATCCTGGAGTAAAGAAATCCAGGTAAGTAGAGTCATCTCGAGTAGTCTAATCGCAAAGATGCCAAACTTGAAACCCATTTTTCATCCGAAGATGGAGGTTAGGTTAAGGCACAGCCTTGAGGCTGGAGCTTTGCTAGTGCTGAAACGAAAAGCCGTGGTAGATGGACTCAGCTGGCTCTATGGGCAACCATGGAAGCCTCGAGAAACCATACAGATAGGAAAGCCCTCGCCTTATCCGGAACACTGGAAAAAACGTGGGTCTCGAATATTCTAACTACCTTCAATTCCTTTCTATAAATGGAGTACGCAATGTCAAATATTGCTAACATCGTCGTATACGACGGCGCTACCTCACCGGTGGCACACACTTTGGTACCTGTCGAAGTAGTGAAAGACGGTAAAACCGGCGTCATTACTGCAGTCTGGCGCGAGCAACTCGCCGCGCTTCCGACTTACGCACAGGTCACAGCGACCGCACGACTTAGTCGCAATCCAAAGAGTGGCGTCTGGAACGTCGACTTCAAGGTCCAAGTACCTGTTATGGAGTCCGTGTCTGGTCAAAACGCTTCGGGTTACACCGCAGCACCCAAAGTCGCGTATGTCGATACTTCCGGCATCTACGGTCACTACCACGAACGTGGTACGATCGCAGGCCGTCGGTTGTCGCGCATGATCGCCGTAAATGTCGGTAACAACGTAAGTACTTCCGTTGCAGCCGCCACTACTGGCATCCTTGCCGAGCTTTTCGACACTCTGGTTATGCCTACTTAACCAATTCGGTTATGCATAACGCCATCTTTCCATAATTGGAGGTATGACATGTCTGCTAAAGACAAATGGCAAAGCGAACTAAGGGATGACCTGACACTCGGATTCGCAGGACGGCTCGCACGTGTATTTTTACGTAGAGCCGGCACTGCCGGGGTAGATCTAGCTAGCCTGATCACGAATCGTGATTGGGCGGCTATCCTGGCCTATAAAGTGCCTTTCTCACTCACAGCCGATGAATTCTACAACGTGGCTCAAGCGCAAGCTTTTTTCACGAAGTTAGTTTGTCTCCCTAACGGGGTGGACCGACGTGATGTCGGGTTGAGGAAGTTCCTGTCTGGTGAATATCGTTGCGGAGTATTTAATCGCCTTTTCGAAGCGCGTCATCGTGGAGAGTACAACTTTTCTCCACGCGTCGAGCGAATATTGCATCGCTCTGCATGTAAAATTGACGAGATTCTTGAAGCGCCTCCTGAGTTAAGGGAGGTACCGCTCCGGTTTTCACCTGGTGGTGCTACGACCACAGTAAAAAAGAAAGACTCAGACCTTCGGAACTTAATCGGAGGATGCGTCAACGCAAGCGAAGAGCTGCTCTCTGATCTCCCAAGATTAGCTGAGTTGTTACAGGAAATGCCACACATCGCTGATTTAATTCGTGATGGTGGTGCTCTGGGGGAAGTTATCCAGTCATCGATTGGTATCCTCAACTTCGTGGAGAAAAACGCAGGAACTGATCGCGCAGTCACTAATGAACCTGATCTGACAAAAGTTGTCCAGAATGGTTACGGTGACGTTATGCGCGTCCGGTTGAAGCGTGGAGGTATTGACTTATCCGATTCAGAACGCCAATGTGAATTGGCTAGGATAGGATCAATAGATGGGAAGATAGCAACCATCGACCTCTCAAACGCCAGTGGATTGATCTGTCAAGGACTCGTCCTTGATCAGTTTAGTCCAGCCTGGTCTGATATCTTCTTTTGGGCTCGCACAGGCGAGATTCAGATTTCTGAACTCGGTAGGTCTCGATATTTAGAGGCCTACGCCGGCATGGGAAACGGATTAACGTTCCCGATTGAGTCGGTCTTGTTTCATGCGCTAACCTGGGCATGTTGCGAAGAAGCAGGTATTAGATTTCCCGTATGCTCCGTATATGGCGACGACATTATTTGTTCTGTCGAAGCAGTGCCTTACTTATACGAAGTTTTTGCTGCGGTGGGGCTTCAAGTTAACGAGGATAAATCCTTCGTTGACGGACCCTTTCGCGAAAGCTGCGGGAGCGATTGGTTTCTCGGGATCGACGTTCGCCCTGTGTTCCTACGCCACAATATATCTTTAGAGCTTCTTTATTCGCTCCACAATCAGTTCTATGATCGGGATGATCACGAGCTTTGTGAGATAATTGTGGGAGTAATCCCTGAACAATGTCGATTGTTTGGCCCACCTCAAAAGGGTGATGGCCATCTCTGGGCAGATGACTGGCGCGTAAACGCGCCTTACATCAACCATCGGGGCTTCTCACACTATTCGTACCAATCTATATCGCTGGAGCCATTGCAGAGTTACACGGTAACACCGTGGGACAACGCAGTTGTGCTTGCAACGATAGACGGTTCGTACCGATCACGGTTATCTGATGATGATCAGTCACTCGAGTACTACTTGGGTTCAACTGAGAATGTCGAATTTCCGTTTGGTCGCTGGCCCATCCTTTCTGGCGCTGTGAAGCGCTATGAGAACTATGCTGCATCGCCTTTCGTGAATAAGAAGCTTGTTCACGACGGGCTGCAAAAATATGCAGTCAGTTTTGTCGAACCACTACCAGTCTCCAAAGAACAAACGGAGAAGATGCGTGGCCGACGGGGTTGGAAAATCAGGGAAAAGTGTTGTACAGGAACAGACCCTAGCCTAGCAGTGTTTGGTACACCCCTGCCGGGGTCCTGCAAAGCTAGAGTGGTAACGTCGTACGTTTTTTGATAACTGCATCGCTAGCTAGTTGCTAGCGGTAGCAGGGACCATGGTTCTGGGCTTTTGCCTGGGTAATGAGGAG